TGGCACAACCGAAAGCAAAGAAAATATTCATGTCGAACCCACGCCTCCTCAATGGCAAATCGTTGATAAGCCGGAAGAGCCGATAGACGATCGCTACTTCACCAGAGAAGAGTGGGACAAGATTTATACCAGCATGCTCAAGAGTAGCGTCGTCGCCCTGATCGTCGGCGTGGCTACTGCTGTCGCTGTCGTCGAAATTATGTTCAGGCTTATCGGCACCGCACTGATAGGAGACCTGTGATGTACAAATACAACGCAACCATCGTTCGCGTCGTCGATGGGGACACCGTCGATGTCGATATAGACCTCGGCTTTGACATGTGGCTCAGGAAGCAACGCATCCGTCTGGCAGGGATCGATACGCCTGAGTCACGGACCAAGGACAAACAAGAGAAACACTACGGCATCGCCGCTAAGAATTTTTTAAAGACACTCCTGCGTGAAGGTGAAGTCTACGAGCTCGAGACAACCGAGAAAGGAAAGTTCGGTCGCTATCTGGGCACGTTCACTAATCCAATTATTGGTGACGTGTGCGACAAGATGGTCGAGTGCCATCAGGCGGTCAGGTATCACGGACAAAACAAACATGACATTCAGAGAGCACACAGGGCCAACTGGGCCGCTTTACGAGCTAGAGGGCTGGGCTATGTCAAACTTGGATAAGAAGACGCTCATATCGCTTTACAGCGGCATCATGCTTCAGGGATACATGCGCAACGAACCGAACCACGTCTGGCAACACACCGAGAAGGCCGCCGACTCGTGCATCAACGTCGCTGAGGTCATGGTGGAACGCCTCGAGAAAAAGTTCTCAGAGATGGACGGCGCAGTTCCGCCGGTATCTGAATACGAAGATAGACTATGAGTCATGGGAGACAAACAATGGACACTATGGAACGGGAAAAGGTACAGGCTGAATGTCACTGTGATGAGGACTCGTGGTCCAAGGACCAAGGGCCAATCTGTGACACGCCGGATTTTGATGATGCCCTCGGTGTCTGCTTCAACTGTAATCATGATAGACGCTGTCACCGGGATTACTGGGAGCTATTCGGAGAAGCGTATTGATACTGTAACGGTGAGGCTGTAGTGGTGTATCAGTGGTGCAACGGGCCGTGGGCCAAGGGCCATGCGGGGTGTAACACTACTGTATACACTACTGTTACACTGAAACACTAAAACTAAAGTTATTGAGAAAAAAGTTTTTTGATTTTTTTATTTCGTCAGAACTTTAGAATTGGTGTAACAGGTGTTACATCGTAGGTTTTATAAGGGCTGTAGCGTATACACTACTGTATACACTACTAATATTTTGGTGTATCAGTGTATCAGTAAAATAGAAAACTACGGGGTACGCGCGCGGGTCGATTTTAGAAAAAAATATTTTTGTTTTTCAATAACTTTAGTTTTGGTGTAACACCTCTGCCAACGTATGGTAAGCCCTAAACCTGCCTGTATAAATAAATGATAAGAAATAGAACAATGTATCCAAGTAGAAATAAATGGGTGTAACAGGTGTAACACCTTGAGGACATCATGGGAAAAGAATTTAAATTGCAACGATTAGCCAGTGGCAGATCGAAGTATCCATTTAAGTCGATGATCATCGGCGATTACTTTATCCTGCAAAGCGCGGCAGATGCGCAACGTGCAAGAAGTGCGGCGACGTTCTTCTGCAAGAGACAAGTGGGAAAACAATTTGAAGTCAGAGAGACAGGCTGGCAACAATGGACCTGCAAGAGGTTGCACTAATGACAAAGAGCAAGGATCAACTACGTGACATACTGAACACTGTCCCGCTGAAACGAAACAACATGGAACAACGACTGAAGACAAAGGTGAAGCCATTGAAAGAGCAACGCAAGATCGTCACACCGAAAGAGTGGAAGTTTATTCAGGAGCTCATCACAGGTGATGGCAGATGCACGATGAAAGAGGCGGCAATCAGAGCAGGCTATGCTCCTGACAAAGCAGGGCACGTTGCAAGTAGACTGACCGATCCAAAACGCAGTCCACACGTTGTCGCCGCAATACAAGAGTACAGGCGAGAGCTTGCCGACCAGTACGGTACAACCTTCGAGAGGCACATGCGCGACCTGCAAGAGATCAGAGATGCGGCACTGGATGCTGGCAACTATGGTGCGGCAGTCACTGCCGAGTATCGACGTGGTCAGGCACTGGGCACGATCTATGTTGACCGCAAAGAGATCAGGCATGGCACGATTGATTCCATGAGCAAGGAAGAGGTGAGGCGCAAGCTGGAAGAGCTCCAGCAATTGTACGGTGGACCGCCGCCGAAACAAATCATTGACATGACACCTGAGGAGCTCAGTGAGAAGCAGGCCCTCGAGCAGATCGAATATCAACCGACAATCATTGAGGAGATGCGAGATGGCGAAGGGACCGGAATCACGCTTATACCAGAGGGTGAAGGAGAACCTGCCGAGAGCGGCGATCACGAGGCTGGAGAGCCGGGTGGGACTAGGGATACCGGACTGCTTGATAGCACTGGAGAAGGACTGCTGGGTGATGATGGAATTGAAGGTGGTGAAGAGTGGGAAGAAAGTGAAGCTGAGTCCGCATCAGATAGCCTTCCAATTGAAGCACGCATCGATGGGGATGCCGACCTTCATTCTGGTTCACCATCAGAAGACGGGGACGACGAGACCTGCTGACGGTCGTCTCCTGCTCTATCATGGATCGCAAGCTGAGGAGGTGTTCAGGCTTGGCATCGAGGCCGAGCCGCTGGATAGCTGGAGGCTGGATGCGGTCCTGTGGGACATGCTGAGGTACCGGCTGGCAGGGTTCGAGTGACCCATTTTGACCCACATCTCCCCACTCTGATCCACTCTGTTACCACATAGCCGTGAGAGGCTCTCAGAGCTCGTATGAGCGACGATTGGAATTACCCGCTGGTTGACTACCTCGAGCACACGAACGTCTCTTAAACTTAGAAAAGACTGGCCCAGCCAGCCCTCCGTGGGCGCGCGCGCCGTGTGGCATGGGCGGCGGCCCCTGATCCGGGGGCCAAGAGCCATGGATCGAGGGCCATGTTGCGTAAGTCCTTGATTTAATTGGAATCGTTAATTCCGGTAATTGATATTACCGGAAATAGCGCAGGTACCCTATGACCGATTTGGTTCGTAAGTCCTTGATTTTATTGAGGTTCCCCCTATTTCACGCCCCCGCCGAGGCGCGCCGACCCCTTGGACCGATTTCACACAAATAATTAGCCGCAAAACGAAAATGACTAAGGTTCCATGTGGAACAATACTTGAAACCCACCCCCTTTCTCTGGAAAATCGATTCCTGAAAAAATTTTTGCAAAAAATATTTTAAATGCAGAGTGCTGTTGAAGACATTGAAGCGGAGAGAATGCGTCTCCAGCTAAGACTGGCGATGCTTGAAGCGCAGGAAGGCGCGCAAAACAGCTTCCTACAGTTTGCTAAATACGTCTGGCCCGAAGCCATCCTGTCCAGCCACCATGAAAAGATGGCGGCGGCGTTTGACAGAATAGCGGCCGGTACCCTCAAGCGGCTGATTGTGAATATGCCGCCCCGTCACACCAAATCTGAATTTGCATCTTACTTGCTTCCGGCGTTCATGATGGGCCGTGATCCAATGCGCAAGGTGATACAGGCCACGCATACCGGCGAACTGGCTGTGCGCTTTGGCAGAAAGGTCCGTAACCTTATGGACATGGATCGGTACAAGGATGTCTTCCCTGATTGCACCCTGAAAGCTGACTCAAAAGCGGCAGGCCGGTGGGACACGAGCGAAGGTGGTGAATACTTTGCTGTAGGTGTTGGTGGTGCAATGACAGGTCGTGGTGCTGATCTTTTAATCATCGACGATCCGCACTCGGAACAGGACGCATTGTCGGCATTGGCTTTGGATAATGCGTGGGAGTGGTATACCTCTGGTCCAAGGTCTCGTCTGCAACCGGGCGGTTCTGTAGTGATCGTGATGACTCGGTGGGGGACCAAGGACCTCACGGCTAGGCTGTTGAAGGCGCAAAGCAGTCATAACGCCGACCAGTGGGAGGTGATTGAGTTCCCGGCGATCTTCGACGAGGACACGGAGAAAGAGAGACCACTGTGGCCCTCCTTCTGGAAACTGGACGAGCTCAAGGCCGTGAAGGCATCGTTGTCGGTGCAGAAGTGGAACGCGATGTATCAGCAGAGACCCACGGCGGATGAGGGTGCGATCCTGAAACGTGAGTGGTGGCGACGCTGGGACAAGGACTATATCCCCCGGCTTGAGTACATTATCCAGTCTTACGATACTGCCTACAGTAAGAAAGAGACCGCCGACTTTAGTGCCATTACAACGTGGGGCGTGTTTACGCCTGACGAGGATGCGATGCCGTGTTTGATGCTGGTCGATATGCGCAAGGGCCGCTGGGACTTTCCTGATCTAAAACGGTTAGCGAAAGAGCAGTACGACTACTGGCAACCCGATAACGTATTGATCGAGGCCAAAGCGACAGGGATCACGCTTCAACAAGAACTGCGTCGGCTAGGCGTGCCGGTGACGATGTATTCACCCGGCGGTCGTCGTGCAGGGCAGGACAAGGTCTCGAGGGCGAACTCTGTTGCGCCGGTTCTCGAGGCGGGGATGGTCTGGGCTCCTGAGACAGATTGGGCGGATGAGGTCATCGAGGAATGTGCGTCGTTTCCGAATGGCGACAACGACGACTTGGTTGATAGCACGACACAGGCACTCATGAGATTCCGTCAAGGCAATTTCATCGTCTTGGATTCGGACGAGGAAGATGAGCCAACCGACCATGCTGGAGTTGTCCCAGAGTATTATTAACCTTACAATGCAGGGATAATTATCCTGTACAGGTGAATACCATGGCAATGTCAGCCCGTGAATTGTTAGCCAACCTTCCTGTCAAAATGGCTGAAGGTGGAAGCATAAGCGAAAAGCAAAAGCAGAGAATCCTCGCCGCCGAACAGAAATATCTAGCAGACCCTACTAAGCGAAGTGGAGCCCAGCTCTACAACCAGATGCTTGAATCAGGGGTCTCGATTCAAGACCTATTAGACTCTGGCGTTCAACAGTCTACTATCGATCAGGTGTTCACGGTCCAAGAACCAGTGCCCGTTAGCCAGTTTATCCAGCCGACCACTGCGCAGTCTTCACTCGCTGGGCTAGAAGCTCAGGAGCGTGAAGCGGCTATTCTTCGTGGTCAGCAGTTAGTGAATCGTTTACAGCAGGGCGGTATTGACGCCGACGAACGTCGCAGGTTACAGAGAGCGGCGACTGAATACGGCGTGACGTTTCAGGACTTTATGAATGCTGGGATTGATCCGAGCATTTTGTTTGATGTGCAGACACCCGCCCCACAGCCACAGCCAAGCCAACCAGACGTTTACACACCTCCCGCCGTTCAGCCACGAGCACCGGGTATTGATCAGACCTTCCGTGACTCGCCAGTCAGGGAACGTGTTCCCGGCACCGATGAGTTTGACCGATTGACGGGTTCACCTACAGGATATAGGTACACCCCGGCGGCGCGTCTGACTCCTGCTACAGGCTCCGGCCTGAGTTGGACCCCGCCGGTGGTGACCAGCCGTCCAAGGCAATTGTTGGATGTAAGTATGGGCTATCTGCCCTCGGAATCGCAAAGGTTTGCTCAAACCAGAGCAGATCAAGATAAGGCGTTGATGGCACAGTACAGAACTAGCGAAAGGCCATACACCTATGCTGAGTACAATCAGTGGCGTAATCGTTTGCGCTCAGGTGAATTCAATGACGGTAACGTATTTAATAAAGAAAAGTTTGATAAGGCGTTTGCTGACTGGAACGCCAGCACAGGAGCCACGGCTCAAGGATCAAGCACCACGGATCAAAACGTCACGGCCCAAGGGTCAAATCAGATTCCCGCAGGAGCCGCTGGTTACTACAGCTTAGACCCAGTAACCGGACAGCCCATATATCAAAAGTTTACCTCTGGAGTTGGTCCGGGTGGATTAACAACCAGTCTAGGCAGGACAGTAGCCCCAACGCCGATAACGGTGGGAGGGGCAATAATGTTTAATGAGGGTGGCCCCGTAAAAAAACCTGAAGGGGTAGTTGAGCAATCAGCTACCCCAGAAACCGAAAGCCGCAACATGTTGGACAGGCTCATAGGTATCGGGGAAGCTGGCTTAACAGCAGGAACCGCTATGGCGAGCACTGTCCCCGCTGGCCTAAAAGGCATTT